GAGCAAATCCCTACAATCAAATCAAGGAGTAATGGAATTTGCTAAACGTATAATAGGACCCAAAGGAGATTTCTCTCCGGTAGGACCGAAGAACGTTTCGTTATTCCTGGCTGATAAACTTCATATCCCAAGTCTACTTATAGATTTGAGAGATAAAGGTATTGGCATTGATTATTTCTTCGTTCGTAAACTTCTTACCACATTTAAGCAAAAGCGTCTGTTCAAATTTAATTGATCAGAACTTCATGCTATGATATGGAGTTTAACAGAGCCCTTCGGCTTCTTAAAATCTTATACACTTACACCATATAAATGGCGTAAAAGTTTAGGAAATATGGAAGCGGTTGAGTCTCTAGATAAACTATTGAATTTTATGAGGGAAGAATGGTCTCTAAACCAGGAAAAGGCCCTTAATACTTGTAAAGATTGTATAGATTTATATAAAGGATGATATCCGTTACATGACGTTATGTTTCATACAAACGTAATCCCGAGCCTGAAGGAACAGAAGTTAAAATTAATCGAGGAATATTTTAGACTAACAAGTTTAAAATACCCAAAAATTGATTATAAAGTTGAGTATCCTCGTATGAGATCTAGTTATAACATGATGGAAACATTATGAGATAACTCTGATCCTTATATGAATATACCAACCACTCCTGCTTCTCCGGACTTATGGATTTACATTTATGATGATAATAACAAAGTCAGATTAAGTAGATCTTTCGATATGCTTAAACCTGATTTCATGTTAGGACAAATCCTTAAATATCTATCGGAAAACCTCCCACCAGTAATTCCAATGACTTCCGTTTTCGCCGATAATAATATCAACCGTAGATCACTTAGACATGTTAGCTTCCGATTCTTAAAGAAATTTATGAATTGGAGTCACCATGGTTAAATCTATACTTGATAGATTGGATCACCCTTCGAAAAGGTGTTTCAGTTATATTAAAGTATGGGGTTCTTTCGTTAGCCAGTAGCGTTACTAGGGTGTTCCTTCAATCGACTTTGGGTCGTGAAGGGAAGTTTTACCTTATATTTTATACAAAAATTAAGGGGGTCTTTACCATTAATATATTAAGGTTTAGATAGGGTGTTTAACCCGGATATTACGAATGAAGAGTAGGGCGTTTATAAACGTTCTTGAGTGATTATTTTATTGCTGAAAAGCTAGTTTTAACTAACCAAC